ATACCGCCCACCATCAGTATCAGGCTTTACCCCAAGAGTACCAGCACCATTAAGCAAGCCGCTGTTTGAAAAGTGCTTATTGAGAGTATCAAACCTAAAGCCTATGATCTCTCTACTCATCTCTCCAGAGTAAAAGAGGATCTTATACCCCAGATTATAGGCTATTGTAGCAAAATACTCAGCTATCCAGCTTTTACCTACATTAGTACGCCCAGTTATTACCACCAGCTCCTCACCCCAGAGCCAGCCATTAGTAAGCTCATCCAGCTTAGGAATACCAGTAGGAATACCAATAAGCCCCTTTACCTCACACCGCTTTTTATACTCAGCTAATCTATCCTTAGCCTGAGTGATAATATCATAACCATCCTTATTACCGCTAACAGGTACCGCTTTCTCCAGATCTGCAAGGGCTCCCTTGATATACTCAATAGCCTCAATACTATCCTCTCTCACACGATCCGCCGCATTTTGGATAATCGGTACTAGCTGAGTGTAGGTGTATGCCTCTTTGAGCTTGTATACCAGATAATCCATATTCTCAGATACCTCTAGCATCTGAAAGCTAGGAAACTGAGTAAGAAAAGTGATTTTATCAGGCACTTGCTTATATTGCTCATTGTGTTTCAGGATAAAAGAGATCTCATCACCGCAAGTAAGAAACATCTCAGGGCTCACAGTGTTAGCATGGAGAACATCTAAGCTACCGCCCTCTAAGAGCTTGCTTATGATACTTTGCTCAATCATTCCAGCCGCCGCCATTACAAACCCCTCCTATCCTTACCTGTAATCTCCACGATCTTAGAGCATCCAATCACTCTACTACCTATACGCTCCTCAAACTGAGCTACCAGCTCATCAGGTGAGAGGTTACTAGTATAAATCGTACTGAGCCCTCCGCTCACTCTGGTATTGATAATACTTACCAGCCTCTCTCTTACCCACTCTGTAACCTTTTCTGCCCCTATATCGTCAATAATCAAGAGCTTACATTTTCTCACCATCTCCAGCACCTCAGAAAAATCCTCATCAGGATTACTATAGGAATTTCTGAGATCCTCAAGGAAAGTAGGGAGGTAGATATAAAGCCCCTCATTTTCTAACCCGCTACTAAAGGCTATCTTGCGGAAATAGTACCCCATGATTTTACAAGCCCATGAGGTTTTACCGCACCCTGTACACTTACCCCAGATATACAGGTTTTTTCCCGCCTCTACATTCTCTACAATATTCTCCTTAAAATCATTGAGCTCCTCAAAAACCTTTACATCCTCAGCATCAGGAGTAAGCGGCATTGAGTAGCTGTAGTTTACTGGTATTCTGCTAAGCCTATAGAGAGCTCTGAGTACACGGTAGCCACCGCATACCTCACTACACTCAGATCTATCTTTTTGGCAATAATCCTCTGCAAAGCACCTCACATCTCTTACCTCCTTTTGATATACAGAGCACCTATATCATTTACCTAACCTAATCACGGAAAACGCAAAAAATTAGAGGGGAGTTTTTATGCTCCCCTCTAACTCAGAATACTAAGGGCTTACCCTCTGCATCTGTAGCCACTCTATCCTTACTAGGATCAAAGCGATCCATCACAGCTCTAGGCTTATCAGCCGCCCTCTTTTTCAGAGGGTAAAGATCTTTCCAGCCTTGCTCTATACTCTGATCTACAATAGCTAAAGCCGCCTCAGGTTTCTCTCCAGCATTATCTCTTAAGATACTAGCCCATCTCTCAAGAGTTTTATACTGAAAACCTACCCCTCTGCCTTTACAGGTTTTAACCCATTTTACTAAAGCCTCTTTGATAAACTGGTTTTCAGGAGCATTAAATACTACCTCATAACTAGAGCTATTCTTTGAGGCTCCGCCCTTTACCGTAGGTAAAGGATCTTTCTTTTTTCCTGTATTAGTTTCTTTAGTATTATATTGTGGCTGATTTTCCGCTGACGGTTTTTCCGCTTGCGGAAAATCGGTAAACGGTGAGGGAAACTCATTTAGCATATAATCCATATCACTAAATTTACCGCCTTTTCTGAGGATAGTACGCACTAAGTACCCCTCATGCTCCAGCTCTTTAAGAGCCTCATTGATAGCACTCTTGCCCTCTTTCAGGCAAGTAACTAGCCCAGCTACAGAGTAATCCCAATCATCAGGTAAGCTCCACATATACGCATATAACCCCTTAGCCTTGAGGGATAAATTAGGGTTTTTGAGTACATGATTAGATACCATTGTAAAGTTATTCCGCTTATTGATCTGGATCTTGCTCAAATATTATCACCTCCAGCGAAAAGGGGAGAGGAGCTGGTACCCCTCTCCCTCTGAGCCTTACTCCATCTCTGAGATTACCTTTTCAATGTTATCACAGACCTCATCAAAAGCCTGTTTAATGATAGCTCCCCTCTGCTCAGGGGTAGTACCGCCATCAATAGCGATATTCATACGCACAGTAGGCTTACACCAGATCCCGCACTTATTCTGTACGCTCATACCCAGTTCAATCTCCATACCAGCTACCCGCGCTGTAAACTCATTCTTTGCCATTTTCTTTACCTCCGTTTAATTCCTGTAGATTTTTCTCCCGCCGTTTCATACGGCGATCAAACTCAGATACAGATACCCCCAGCTTTCTAGCTACCTTTTTCTTGTAGATCAAGGTACCCTCAGCCTTAGCTTTCTGCCTCTGTAGTTTCCGTGCCAATCCGCTCATTAAGCTCCTCCTCCAGTTCCTCCACACTGTTATACACAAAATCATCATCCTCAATCTGCACCTCTTTAGGGCGGGGATCAATGATAACGGTAATGTTACAGGCGTTAGCCTTAAACTTTTTGAGCTTTTCCTGTCTAGGATCTCCGTAGGATACGCCCTCAGCCTTAGTACCCAGAGCCATAGAGATAATATCCTCAAGGCTCTTACCGTTTACACGGAGCCCCCAGCCATCATCCTCTACCTCTGCATTAGTGAAATAGATTTTAACCATTGTAATACCTCCTTAGATTTTTGAGATACTCAACCTAATCACTCCCATAGGTTTTTTTTAGAGGCTTTTTGAGTATTCCTCAAATTTTAGGCAAAAAAAATAGAGGGGCTTTTACACCCCTCTACATGAGTATTACTTTTTACGCCTCTCCTTAAGCGGTAGCTCTGAGTATTCCTTAATCTGAGTGAGAGCCTCATCATCCCAGTATCTATAACCATTCTCATCTCTGGTACTAGGGGGAATAACCCCAGCATCCTCCCAGAGGCGGATAGTTTGAGCGGATACATTACACAGAGTAGCTACCTCTTTGCGGCTATACACCCTCTTACCAGTATCCTTATCTATAGTAATCACTTTCATTAGCTAGATCTCCTCTCTATGAGTATCATTATACTATATAACCCCCTAAAGTTTCAAGAGGTTATTGAGAATTTGTTTAATATCGCCTCTGGTACCCTTACCATCTACCACACGATCAAAGAGCTCTTGATTATCCAGTAGGTACTCCTCAATGCCCTCATCTACAGTACCCTTAGCCACTAAAGAGATTACATTTACTGTACCCGCTGTACCAATTCTATGAGCTCTATCCTCAGCCTGAGCATTATTGCCGCTATTCCAATCCTTATCAATAAAGAAAACATAGCTAGCCTTATTCAGCGTTAAGCCTGTACCCATAGCCCCTATAGTACCAATAGCCAGCTTACAGGAGGGATCACTCTGAAAACGCTCTACCTCTTTCTGTCTATCCTCAGGAGATACCTTACCAGTGATATAGATAGGGTTATAGCCCTTGAGAGCCTCATAGTATACCTCAGTGATTTTCTCCCATTGAGAGAAAATAATAGCCTTATAGCCGTTAGGTATGATCTCCTCCTCCAGCATATCCATAAGCCGCTCTAGCTTAGGGTTATCATCTGTAAAGAGCCCTCCTGTTAATTGCCTCAGCCTGAGAGTACATGAGAGAGGATTTACTGAGGTGAGGATATTCTCCAGATCTGCTATGATACCCGCCTTAATATCCCTGTAGAGTAATTGCTGTTTTCTGGTAAGCTCTACATACTCTGTACTATGGATCTTAGGCGGTAAATCCAGTACCTCATCTTTTTTCCGTCTGAGCATTACAGTATTAAGCTCCGCATTGAGGCTCTCAAGGTTTTTATGCCCTACTACCTTATAGCCTCCATACCCGCCCATGATACAGTAGGTAGACTTAAACCGATAAAAGGAGCGGTTTTCTACCTCTAGCCATGTTAAGATATTCCAGAGATCCTCCGCCTTATTCATGGGGGTACCAGAGAGCCCTATCCTTATAGGCGTTTTTAGCGCTCTAAGAGCTTTCCCTTGCTGGCTGGAGCCGTTCTTAGCCTTATGGATCTCATCCACAATCACCGCCCCAATATACCCAGCTCTGATACCGTCAAAGAGAGCATCCTGTATCTGCTCTTTCCTGAGGCTCTCAATATTGATAATCCCAAAGTAGCTAGGGCTCTTATACCACTCATAGATCTGCTTAGCTCTGAGATCCATTGTTTTACCGTCAATCATTACAGAGCTCTCCTTAGAGTGAGTTTTAATCTCACCCTCCCAGTTATACTTAACTGAGTTTACCCCGCATATTATGAGGGTTTTAACAAGCTCTTGTTTTCTGGCTACACAAATATCAATACTCTCCTTTGTTTTGCCTAAGCCTTGCTCATCACCTATCAAGATCTTATCTTGTTGGAGCCCAAAATTAAAAGCCTCAATCTGATGAGGGAGGGGCTCCGTAGTAAAATCAAAATCTATCAAGGGCTTAATCCCTCTGAGCCTCTCAGCGGTAGCCGCTTTTCTATCCTCAATCTCTTTACCCTTGAGGGCTCCTAAGAGCTCAGGATCAGCATCTATCTCACTGAGCCCCACCTTTTCAAGCAGGTTAGGGAGCTCATAGCTAGGGATCTCCCATGCCCTCTCATCTGGTAAATATCTCCGCTGAGCCAGCTCCTTTACCTTAGATACCGTGCGGGGATCATACCGAAAAGAGAGCATATAGGCATCATCAAAGTAAGTACCTTTTTCAAGTTTCTTAACTCTAATCATAAAAATACCTCCCGTGATAAGTCTAGTAAACCTAATCACAGGAGGTAGATATTTTTAGATAACCCCTATATATTGAATTATGCCGCTAACCTAAACTCTATAGAGTATTTCTGCTTTCTTACTGTTTGTACTTGAATGGGCAAATATTGCCGTGGCAAATGAACAGTATTTTTATCATCTGTGAAAACTCCTTGATTTTGCTTTTTCCGTATTTTTCAATGTTTTATGAACTTTATGATTGTCTTTTTTTGTGACGATCGCTTTTTTCGTGGCATCTGGTAGTGCCTTGTAGCGCATTTTTGCCCGCAAAAGGTGTAAAAATGGGTGCAAAACCAAAGGTCTGCACTTCGGTCAATTGTGAACGATTTCAACAGTTAACCAGCAGAAATGCGCTTCATCTCCGCCTTAGCATCATCAAAATTCATGTGGGTGTAAGTGTTCATCGTCACACCGATTTCGCTATGCCCCATAATGTACTGCAAGGTCTTAGGGTTCATGCCAGACTTGGCCATGTTGGTGCAAAAGGTGTGTCTGCACACGTGAGGTGTCACCTTGGGCATCTGCTCCTTGTAGATCTTGTTGTACTTTTCAACAATGTGCTGGAAGTACTTTTCCCAGTGGAGTGCTACCAGAGGCATATGGTTCTTGTCTAGATAGAGGAACCCGGAATAGCCGTCAATCATCGGCTCCACCTTCACAGCCTTCCGGTTGTTCAGGATCGTGCGGAAGCAAGCCTCCACCTCCGGAGTCATGGGAATCATGCGATTGCCGCTGCTGGTCTTGGTGTCCTCAATGATGTACTTCATCTGAGAGGTGCGCTGCAACTGGTGATCGACAATGAGCTTGTGCTCCTTGAAATCAATGTTCGCCGTAGTCAGACCAACGAATTCAGAAATGCGAAGTCCTGTGTGGAACAGAATGTAAATGCCCTCATAGTACCGGCTGAAGTGCTTGTCCTCCTGAATGAATTTCAGGAGCTTGTGTTGCTCGTCCTTGGTGATAGCCTCTCTGGTCACGCTGTCGTTGACCACCACGGTAGCAAGCTCAAAGTCAAAGGGGTTCTTCCGAATGAGATCATCGTCCAGCGCCATGCGGAAGGCAGGACGAATAACACCTCGAATGGAATGAATAGAACTATAACTTTTATGTTGCTCCTTTTGCAGCTGAATCATCCAGCACTTGGCATCCGAGCGCTTGACCTGATCAATACGCTTTGCTCCCAAGGGGTCATTCTTCAAGAAATTGACTACGGTCTGATACCCAGCCTGCGTAGAATTTCGCACGCCAGTCTTGGTGGAGATGTACTTCTTCACCAACTGCAGTACGGTCATGTTCCCACCTTTGTTCACGACCTGATCGTGCAGGTTATCTAGAATCTTTTGCTCCTTTTCCCGAAGGCAATCATCATCCTTTTTGCCAGCTGGTGCCCGGTCTCTTTTATCCAGCCTCCAGCTGTACACATATCGAGTCATGCCATCGTAATCCCGATACTTAAAGCGATACCTCCCATCCGCAAGCTGGCTTTCGCCCTTGTGCAAAATTCGGTTTTTGTTATCTCTTCTCCTTGTGTACATATTAGCA